ATAAGACTACAGATAAGATTAACAAACAATTAGATTCGATGATGAATAATAGAATTAATATTGAATTTTTACGAGGACAAATGGATAAAGTTCTTACAGATATTGAAGCGTTAAAAGATAAAAATAGGGAGATGTATTACAATGGCAATGGATCGCATTCAAAAACAGGTAATTAAATATATTTCTGATATGGAAAAGAAAGCTAAACAAATGAGTTATGTTAAGCATCTTAAAAAAGAAGTAGAGATTGGTGCTAACGGCACACAAAAATATGTGGTAAAAGAAGGGCCAAACAAAGGAAAAGTATTATGATCGCTGAAGTGGTAGCCCTCCTCATGTTTATAGGGCCAGAAATTAAGGAGCATCGTATCCAGCCAGAGGGTATGGCCCAATGCCTTCGCCATAAGCGTATCGCGGAGAGACAGTTTACACCCAATGTTCAATACAAATGTATTAAATCTCAAGCAGAATTAGAGACAAATATTGATGGCTCACAAGCCATTAAAAAGTTAATATTAAACTAATGGAACCCTTCATACCAGTGAATACTATCATAGCTTTTATCTTGCTTTGTGTTGTAATTTATGTAGGATTAAACGATAACAAATGAAACTTACAGCTAACATAACTCTTGATGAGTTGACTAAGTCTCAAGTTGCGGAGAGAAAAGGCATAAACAACAACCCTAATCCACAACAGATTGAGAACCTAAAAAATTTAGCAATTAACATATTGCAACCGGTTCGCTCACATTTTGATAGACCATTAATTATATCATCAGGATTCCGTTGTGCCCAGCTTTGTGTAGAGATTGGTAGCAGTGTGAACAGCCAACATGTAGCAGATGATAGCGCAGCTGCAGCAGATTTCGAGATACCTGGTGTAGACAACAGGGAACTTGCAACATGGATCAAGAACGAACTAGAATACGACCAGCTCATCTTAGAATTTTACCGCGACAACGAACCATCGTCAGGATGGATACATTGTTCGTACTCGACTAACTCAAATAGAAACCAATCATTGCGTGCTTTTAGAGAAGATGGTAAGGTCGTGTACAAACCATGGCTAGAATAGGAAC